GCGCAAGGTCGGCGCGATCTGCTTTCGACGCTCCAGCACATCGGTTTGCGCCCAGGCATGGCCCCAATGCAGCCATTCCCGCGTCTGTCGATCGCGGCCCATCACACCGACGCCGAGAAGGTCGTCGAGGCCGCCGCCGTCTATGCCGATGACGGCAACATCAGAGCGCTCAATGATCTCTTCGAGCGTCAGACCCGGCCGTTCAGCGCCCTCCCAATATTCAGCCCCCGCCCAGCGATCCCGCCGCAGCTTGAGACCGATCTGGACATTGAGATGCTTGGCGAGAAAGGTCTGCCGGTCTTCACCTGCCTCACCCTCGCCGCGAAGAACCTTGCGCAGCTTGTCTTCGAGCCAGGAGCGGCGCACCGAACGCCCGATATTGGGGTTGGTCACATAGAAATTGTCAGGGTCGAGATAGGCCTCAGTGTCCAGCATGGTCTGTGGCCACTCATAGAGCATTCCGAAAGAGCGCTTGTCCGAGATCACCCCGTCGCGCACATCGCGGAAGTATTCCAGCTTGTCCTTGAACACGCCGGCTGGCGCCTCGTCGCTATGGGTCGAAAGATAGATTACGAAGCCCTCAGGCTTCGACACCAGCCCACCCGTCGCCTCATCCAGCATCGAGGATGCGTTGGCCATCTTGCCGAACAGCCAAAGCTCGTCGATCAGCACGAAGGCTGCCTTCTTGCCCGACACGGTGTTGGCATCTGCCGCCACGACCTTCAGCTCGGCTCCTGTGATCAGGTGCCGGATCGTTTTCTGATGGTCGATCGGCTTGAGGATCTTGGCCAGCTCCGGGTCGTTGCGCACCATGTCGGCGGCAGGTTTGAAACTGTTGTTCGCCACCTCGAGCGTTGGCGCCACGATCAGCAGCTCCGCCGAATGCCGCCAGTTGCGGATCAGCGCCGTGACCATGATCCCGGCAGCGATGGTCGATTTCGCGTTCTTCTTTGAAATCAGGAGAAAGAACTCGGCGATATGCCGGGTAATCGTCTCGTGCTCATACGAGCCGAAGATCGCCCGGACGAAATCGAACACGAACTGCTCGCAGCCCTCGCCGAAGGTCGGCATGCCAGGCGCATCGACAATGCGCAGCGACTTGAACACCGCCAGGGCGGCGTCCGCCTCATCAGCAAACAGCGGTTCGAAGGGAACCAGAGACTTCCGATCGACGATCCGGCTCTCCCAGTCCGGGCAGGCCGTTGACCACTCCAGCATCAGTTGAGCTTCTCGGGCGCACGCGGCGGAGCGAAGAGGCCGGTCACGCTAGCGGCTGCGTCCTGCGCCATTTCCTTCTTGCCCTTCCGCGCTTCCGGCGCCGACTGGTGCTGTTGCCCGCGGCTCTTGATCGTCTCGGCCAAAACGGAAAGGTCGTGCTTCTCGAACAACCGGCCTACTTCCTTGATGGCCGCCACATTCCCGGCATCCACTTGGTCGAGCAGAGCGCTGAAGATTTTCCCGTCCGCAATTTCTCGCGCATTCGCGCGTTCGCGCAGCTCCCGAAAATAATGCTTCCTCAAAGTCGGCACGGAGATGCGCAGTGTGGCAGCCAGCTGCTCATCCGACTTTCCGACGCGCATTAACATCATGATAAGCCTGCGTTTTTCGTCGCTGGGCACATGCGGCGGCCGCCCGCGCTTGCCAAATCCTTCCGGAATTGGATCGCCGAGCAGGTCAAAATCCTGCGCCATGAGAAAAAAATCTCCGCGTGACCCCCAAGCCGGTTCGCAAGGGGTAGGCCTCCCAGACTTCCGACCGCCCCCCCTGCCCGCTGGTCAGTCCCAGCGGCCGGTCGGGATGGCCTGCTCTTCGGCCTGAATGAGACTGTCGTGGACGCTCTTGGCCACGGTCTCGATGTTGTTGATGTCCCAGAACAGGTCTGGATTGCCCCGGTGTGGGCGCTTGTGGTTGGCAACCGGGCTATCCGGCGCGGGATGCTTGCCCATGACCACCTGCCCCGTGCGCTGGCACTTGAAGCCATCGCGGGCGAACACTGCCACCCGCAAGTCCCGCCAGCGCTTGGTGCGGTACCAGGCACGCCAGGGAGCGGCATCATTGCGGGACTTGTCGCCCGCTCTGACATCGCCGCTGGCATAGCCGATGCGGGGCGCCATGGGCTTGATCCGGGCCGGAGCAACCTTGAGCTTGCCCATCACCTCACCCCGGAAACGCAAAAGGCGCCGCGGGTTTCCCGAAGCGCCTGTGTGTAGACCTGTTTTGTTGTGGTGAAGCTATGTCAAATAATCACATCACGTCAAGAGGCTTCGGCCTCGATGTAGTGAATGGTGCGCGGCGCATCGTTCCACGGCTCGGCAGACCGGCGCGGCCCGGTCACGTCCCAGCCCACCAGCCGCCCGTCGAGCATGCCCTGCAAGTCCCGCAGCGCCTCCCACCAGGTCAGGTATTTGAGCCGCAGCAGGTCGACATCGCTCGGCATCAGTCCGGCATAGCTATACTCCCAGCCCAAGAGGCCCCGACACTGCGCCGGGTCCTGCCAGCGCTTCTTGTGCCGGCCCTTGCGGTCAAGCACTGGCACGAACTGGCCGACGCCCTCCTCTCCCCATTCCATTGGCGTCATCGAGAAGCCTGCAGCCACGACCAGAGCCGCCGCCTCGATAGGCAGCGCATCAATGGCCGCGGCCACACTCTGGGCATCGGGCGCCACCTTGTGCGACGAGCTGCCCCCGCCATCGATCCGCGACCCCACCGAGAGATAGGCCTCCAGCTTGCCAGTCGCCGATATGCTCCCGGACAGCCAGCGCAGTTCATCCCGCAGCCCACTGCCCCGGCTCACATCGGCCTGTTGCTTGGCCAAAGCCCAGACCACCAGGTCCTCAATGTCGGTTTTTACCTTGACCATGGGCCTATTCCTCACTCTTAGAGGGTCTAAGAGGTTTCAATTCAAACCTCTTTCGGAAATTGCGAAGCAAATAGAGAGAGATAGAGAGCGTGAGAGGGTTGAGAGGGTCGCCGCATGCCATAAGAGCCATTTCCCGCATCCCAAACCGATCAGACCCCACACCCCCTGACCCCTCCCATAGGATACACGAGGGACAACCCTCACAACCCTCTCATTTTGTCTGCAAGTCGCTGATTTTGCTGTTGATTTTAGGAACAGAGGGTTGCATTCCACCCTCTCGAAAACCTCTCAACCCTCTATCGCGCCGCGCGAGCGGCGAGAGGGTTGAGACTTCCGCTTTTCTTCTCTGATGAGGGGGTGCGGGGCGCGGCGCCGGGGCCGCAACCCTCAGCGCCGCCAACACTTTTTGGCGAGGTTAGAACCCTGGATCGTCTGGGTCGCGCGGCCGCGGATCGCCCGCTGCGGCACTGGGAGTGGCTTCAGCCTTCAACTGCACGTCGAGATAGACATAGAAGGCGCCGCGCTGCTTGGGATAACCGAGATCGTTCAGTCGATCGCCGAAGCTGCGCTGGGTCGCGGCCCTCAGCCCGTTCGCCTTGCACCAGGCCTCATAGGCCTCGTACAGCGCGCCCGCGCGCAGCTTTTTACCCTCAACCCTCTCGATACAGGCCTCGGCAAAGACGCCGACATTGTCGCGCTCTTCCCGATAGTCCTGGGCAAAGGCCTTGGCTTCGGGCGGGGTGAAATGATCCAGCCCATGGGTGAGGTAGAGCAGCGCGCCCTCGATCAGCCAGTTGAGCACGCCCGATCGCTCGGCATCGAGCTTGGCCGCGAGCAGGGTCGGCGCCATGCGCTCGCCCTCCGGGATCTTCACACCCCAGATGACGAAAAGGAACCGGCGCCAGATGCCCTCATCCGTGCCCGAGATCGCCGGCTTGTTGTTGCCGGAGAGCATGGGCGTGAATTTTGGCATGAACTCGAAGAAGTCCTTGTTGAGGAAGCGCGCAAGGATCTTCGTGCCACCTGTCAGCGCCTTGATCAGCTCTTCCTTCAGCGGCGTGTTCTTCGGCAACTCCTCGATCGTGACCAGCCGCGCATTGTGCAGCCGGGCGATATCGGGGTTAGCCTGCTGACCGGCGCGCTGGCCGTCACCGGTGATGGTTTCAGGCGAGGCGATCTGCCGATAGCTGCCGGCCAAGCGACCGATCAGCTCGAAGAAGGCCGATTTGCCGTTGGCGCCAGTGCCATAGTGATAAAACAGCTTCTGCTCGTCGTTGCCGCCAAACAGCAGTGCCACGGCCGTCGACACCTGGATGAAGGTGCGCCAGCGCTCTTCCGGCTGCACCTTGCCGAGAAACTGATCACGGAAGAAGTCGCAGCTCGCCTCGGGCTGATACTCGGCCTCCGCCATTTTGGTGATGAGATCGGCCGGATCATGCGGTCGGAATTCGAAGCGGCCGATCTTGCGTTCCCCGCCTTCGGGCTGGTCCTGGTCGAGTTCGCGCCAGAAGCGCAGCGTGCCATTGGCCACGTTGAACAGCATATCATCCGCGTCGAGCTTCTCGATCGGAATCGCTTTGAGCGACTGCGCCTGCTCGATCATCGATTTGGTCTTGTTGGCATTGCCAGAGGTTACGGCAAAGGCCCGACGCGACGATCGACGCTTGCTGAGCGCCGTGCGGATTTCGATGCCGCGCTTGATGGCGTTTTCATCGGCCGCGCTCAGCGGGCCCTTCTTGCGCATCGCCGCGTCGGCGCGCTCGATCCAGCGCTTTTCCGCGTCAGTCGCCTCGATCTCGATGGCCTCGAGCTTGATCTTGTCGACGATGAATTGGGCGAGCAGGCGCACCTCGAGGTCGGCCTCGTCGCGCTGCCAATGCGTGCCGCGCCACACCAGCCACCCAAGCCCTGTGACATAGAGCAGGCTGTCGCCAAACCAGGCGACCAGGCGCCGGCCATTGTCGCGATCGTTCTGGTCGAGCCCGGCACAGAAGCGGATGATGATGCGCTCGTTTTCGCTCGCCTGGTCGTTATTGCCGAAATCGGCATCAAGATCGGGCATGTCCTCGCCATCGGCGCCCGGATCATCTGCATCTGGCTGCGGCGCCTCGGACTCGGCCTTTGGCTTGCGCGCACGCTTCGGTTTGTCGCCCGCGCCCTTGCCGCCATCGACCACGGTCAGCTTTACACTGGTCTTCTTGCCCATGGCCTTCTTGACGGCCTCGGACTTGTCGTCTTCGGTGTCGTCAGACATGGGGGACTCGATGAAAGACTTTACGTGGAAGAACTGGCTCGGTTGGGGCACAACCCTCTTCGTTGTGTGGCTCGGGGCTTACATTTTCTATTGGGTCGACCGAGCTGGTTGCAGAGTTCAAGTCCCGACGTGCATGGGAGATGCGTTTGTCAACTGGGCAGGCGACGTGGTCATGCTTCGTTGGGTGAGAGACTATCAGCCGCTGATCGCTGGCCTTGCCACGCTCGCAGGTGCAGGAGCGGTGCTTTGGGTCGCCGGGAGGGATCGTCGCGATCGTAACTTCTCTGAACAAGTCAATAAATTGGAGAGAGTGCACAACACTCTTCATCTTGTGTTCGGAATGGCCGAGCGCTTGGATTACGCGATAATCGCCGAGGAAGACATGAACGCCTTGGCCAATCGGTTCGACGAAATTGGGACCATCGCTCTGAGCTTGCCTACCCTGGCTTTCGATATCTCTTGGCGCATCGTGAACATAGCCAACGCCGCAGCAGCCCACTGTAGGGTGAACGCTCTTACGAATGTCAGCTATGGCACTCCAGCCATAGACGTCGTTCGCCGAGCCGCCTTCGCACTGAAATACTATATGCTTATGCGCTCTCGTTTCTTTGAGGGACCAAGAGTAAGGCACTCGCCTTATGTACTCATTGGAGAAGATCTCGAAAACGCAAAACGGCTGGGCATCTCTCCAAACGATGAGACAAGCATTATACTGCAGTTCTCTGAATAGCATCATCCCGCCCTCACCAGATCGTTGAGGTCTTTGCCGCCACCGACAGGCTCGACATAGCTAGTCACGAGCGGCGGCAAATCCGGATTGATCGCCCGGCGCTGCTCGCGCACCGCCACGGCCCGCTTCAGCCCCCGCGTCACCTTCTCCACCGTCTTGGTCTCCGCCTCGTCGCTGTCGCAGAGAAAGACCAGCTCGGTGCACCAGTCCGGCGGCACGAAGCAGTCGAAATCGTCCATATTCGGCTCGTCTTCCTGCCGCTTGTTGTCAAAGCCGATCAGCGCCTTGCCGGACATGTTGCCGAGGTCGACACCGGCCCAATAGGCCGTGCCCTGCTCGAAATTGTGCCGCAGCGCCGTGAGGGTCGTTTCGATCCCCTCACCCATCACGATGCGCGTTGCGTTCTTCGGCCCGAACAGCTTGATGGCGCCGCCCTTCTTGCTCCCGCGCACCTTCTTGGCCGGCAGCGCCAGCGGCGAGCCGTCCTTTTCAGTCTTGTTGGGATGGAAGAGCCGCACCTTGCCATTGGGGGCATCGAGGTCGATCCAGGTCTGGTGCACAGCGCCAAACGAGCTATCGGCCAGCACCACGGCCGCCACCATGCAGGGGCCGGTGTGCAGCGTCGGATAGCTCTTGCGGCCATTCGCGTCCGTCACTTCGACGACATAAGGCTGAGCCACGATTTCGCGCAGCAGGATCTTGTCGAGCCGGAGCCCGCCCAGCCCACGCAGGGCGAGATAGTCGGCAACGCCGCCGCTGCCTTCCAGCCCGGGCGCAGCAGTACGCTCCCAGATGGAACGCCCCTCGCTGATGGCACGCAGCCGGCGCTTTTCTTCCTCGGCCGCCCGTTCGCGCTCGCGCTGCTGGGCTTGCTGGTGAATACGCGCCGCTTCCTCGGCCGAGATCGGATCGGACACCTGGCGCCCGGTGATCAGCTCGCAGGCCCGCACGAATTTGACCTTTTCAGTCTTCATCACCAGATCGATGACGCCATAGCCGGAGAGGCCACAGCGGCGGCAATTGAAGCTGTTTTTGCCGGTGTGGATGGCGAAGCGATCGGTGCCGCCGCAGTTTGGGCATGGCCCCGCCTTGTCGGTGCCGGGGCCGAGCGTCCAGTTCTTGAAGTTCGCCCAGCTCCAGCAGCTGACGATCTCGGCATCTTCCTTGAGGGTCTGCAGCTCGGGAGGCAGGCTCATGAAGAGACCTCGGCGAGCTCATACGCAATGCGCTTTTCGGGACCGCAATGCGCCGAGGTTGCCCAGGCATCCTCGAATGAGTAAATCCCCGCCTGAGCGATGTCGTCGGTGTATCCGCACGAATTCGGGCGCAACCAGGCGCGCCACTCGCCAGACCAGATGCGCACGGTCTTTCCGGCGAATTTCGCCTTTGTACGTTCGCCGCCCTTGCGGCGCATTGAGGTGAGAAGCCGCTTCATATCCCTACAGCCTCCGGAAAATAGCCCATGTCCTGCAGGCTGCGCAGCAAGCGGCGGGCCTGCTTTTGCGCCGAGACATCGACAGCATCGATATTGGCTAACTCGACGATCGTGCCTTCGGGCCCATAGAGCGCCTGCTGCGCCTGGTCGAAGGGGGAGCCCGGGGTGAAGAGATAGACCTCCTGCTCTTCCAGCAGGGCGAGCAGGTAAAAGACGATCAGCCCGAACTTGGCGCAGCTGGCCTCTTCCTTGAGATAGGGCGCCATGGCGTGGTCATAGGCAGACCACGACCGGCGGGCGAGCTTGAAGGCTTCCTTGTCGCTGCGCCCGGCCACAATCTCCCGCTCGGCCTCTTTCAGCCAGGTGATCAACTGCTGGGCGTCATCAGCCGCAGGATCGGCCACGCCGTAGTGCACGACGCTGGCCAGAAACCGGACCGGCAACAGGGCTTCGACAATGTGGCGGTCACTTCGATAGGCCATCACAGACGCTCCACCGAATTGCGGGCCTGCCAGTCCATCAGCTCGGCAAGCACGCGCCCGGCCAGGCCTTCTGGCTGGGCCTGCGCATTGTGCGTCATGGCGTGGGCGAGCCCTTCCACGGTCGCGCCGTGCTGCAGCGCCAGCGAAATCAAGATGGCCGTGTCCCGCGCGGCGAGGTCCGCATCGGCGCCGATCTTGCGGTGCGACGAGATGAAGACTTCGGCCAGCCGCCCATCGGGATGGCAGCCCAGCGTTACGGTGTAGAGCTTGTCCGAGTAGACCGGGAAAGCCAGGTCGAAGCTCTCGGCATAGCGCCGCTGCGGCAGCACGTTGCGGTTTGAATTCACCTGTCCGCTCATGCCTCTTCTCCCTCTCGGTCAAATTGCAGGCTGCCCTGCCGGGCGTCGGCGCGATCGAGCATCCGCAGCACCGTCTCGCCCTGATGGGCGCGGTCCCAGACGAACCAGGCATTTAGCATTGGCGGCTGCCCATGACCGGTGAAGTCGATTTTCCAGCGCATCAGGTAGACGCGGGCGGGCGGATGCTCTGCCCAGAAGGGCGCAAGCCCGCCTGCGCCTGGCCACGACCAATTCAGCAGCAGCGCCATGTAGTTGACATCGAGAACATCGAGCGCATGCTTAAGCCAGCGCGCGCGCCCGCCGCCCCAGCTGCATTCGGCAAAAGGAGGGTTTGTGACAATCGCGGGCCGCGGCGCAGTATCGAACGAATAGAAGTCAGCTATGTCAGCGCCTGCGCCGCGATCGACCAGGTCCGAGGCCCAGACCTCAAGATCCATCGCACGCATTTCGCGCACCATGGCGCCATCGCCGGCTGCCGGTTCCCAGATGCCTGGGAAGTCGAGGAGCCGCCGCATTTCGGCATGCAGAAAAGCGCGCGTCGGCTCGGCAGGAGTCGGATAGAAATCGTCTTTCTCGCGGGCCAGCCCGTCCGCCGATTTAACGAAGCTGCCATCGAGCAGCTGCACGACTGTCGCCTTGCGGCCCTTGCCCATGGCCCGGAAAAGGCCCTTTGCGGATGGCGCGCTCATTGTGCCGCCCTCAGCTGCTCTTCTGCCCAGCCGCCCCATTGGTCGGCCATGGCGTTCGCAACACCGGGGAAGAAGCGGCTACGTTCTTTCTGCCGATCGGGTCCAGGCGGCATCCGCCAGACGCGATGCACAATGGTTTCGGGTTTTACGGGATGGGTCGGGACAAGCGCCGGCAAGCCCCTGAGCCAGAGGCAGGTGCGCTTTGCCTCCGCGTCCCCGAACTGCCAGGGCTGAATGGACTGAGCATGTTCTTCAAAGCCGACAATGCGGGCCTTGGCATGCCGGTGCATCACCGGATTTTCTATGGCGATGCGCTCAATCGGCGCGTTCCAGCAATCGGAGAACAGTGCGGCGCCCTCGTCGAGGTCCTGCCACATCTGCTCCAGCGTCTTGCCGCGCGGCGGCGCCGAGAGCCAGCGCACCCCGGAATTGCAAAGCCGCGTGCATGGCGGGTGCGCCACCATGAGCAGGTCCCAGCCGTCGCCCAACAAATCGCGCACATCACCGATGATATGGCGATTGGAGCCGTCCTCGGCGGGCAGCAGATCGCACGACCAGGCATCATGCCCACGAGCGGCAAATGCGCGACGGACAATGCCGGAAAATTCGCAGGCGATAAGAACGCGAAGGGCTTTCACCGGCCTACCTCGATCGGAACAATGCGGGAATTGTGGAAGTCGGGGCCGCCATCGGCGCGGGTGACGATGCCGCGAAATTTCGCGATCGCCTCTTCGAGGAGGCTCACCTGCTCGAGGTCATAATCGGCCAGCACCAGTCCGGTCGGCGTCTCGACCAGCAGCCGATGATCGCCCGAGGGATTGAGCTGAGCGCGCGGCTGGATGACGGGTGGATGATAGTGGGGAGCGCTGCGCCGGTTCATGCCTCACCCCCGAAACGCTTCTGAGTGGCGTGCATGCGACCGACATTGGTCAGGCCCAGGCGGTTGGCCCAAGTGGCCAGCGTGCCGTGCGGATGGCCGAGATCCTGGCACATGATCGCCAGCGGTACTTCGGCGGCATAGCCGGCGCGCATGGCAGCCTCGGCCGTCTGCTTGGTCAGCTTGCCCTTTTGCGGGGCGACCAGCGCCACTTCACCGTCATAGGCCTCACGCAACCCGGCGCGCTCGATGAAATTCGGTGCGGCAGAGGCAGACTGATCGGCGCCGGCGCGCCCCTCAGACATGTCCTCTGCCGAGTGGAATTGCGACAGACTGGCTCGGGGGCTCCGTCGAGCCGCCACACTGTCCCCGTCCACTACGGGCGCTTCGGTCGCCGTTTCCGGCAATTCCGGTTGCTCGCCCAGCGCCGACAGCGCCGCGACGAGAATATTGCCCATGGCCGCTTCGGCCTCGGGCGTGAAATCGAGATTATCTTCGCCCTGCCCCAGCAGCCCGCATTCACGAGCAAGGAACTGGATAGACCGGCTGCCCACCCTGTCGCTGGCCACGCTCATGGCGAGCACCGAGAAGGCGAACTGGTGAAACCGTCGCGGCTCCAGCGCCGCCACCTTGGCGAGCTTGTCGGCCTTCGGCGCCTTCGATCTGGGCGCGCTGACAACAGGCGCATCGCTCGCGAGGATCCTGTCGCGCCGGTCCGAAACAACGCTCTCGAAATCATCGTCGCCGAGATCCGCGAGCTTTTGCGCGCGGCTCGAAAGCTTCTTGTCCACCCCGATCTCGGCGAGCGTAAAGGGCGTGTGATCGAAAACCGGTTCCCCATCGGCACCGGTTTCCGGCTCGTTGAGATTGCTGCGCTCGACCGGGCGTCCGCCCTGGCTCAATAGGCCGCCTTCCTTGGCCTTGCGCAGCAATATGCCGAGCTTGCGCTCCGCCCGTGCGCCCAGCTCGGCGGCGTCGGCCTGCAGGCGCCGGTCCCGCGCAATCCGCGCATAGGCCCGGGCCCGCTCGGCATCGTTGCGAATGTCGACCACTTCGTCGATGCGCACGGCTGCGGCCAGGGCTTCCTTGGCGCTTTCATAGAGGGCGAGCTGGCTCATGCTGGCTCTCCCACGCGATCAAGGTGATGAGTGAAGAGTGCGAGATCGTCGACCGCGTTCACGAGCGGGCGGAAGCGGAAGGTGCCGAACACAGGCGCGCCAAAGATTGGCGGCAGCGCGCTGACTTGCCATTCTGACGTGTTCGGCAGTTCCACCAGGCGCAGGCATTCCTCGCCATCGCACCACAGCACTTCCGCCACCGTGTAGACGATGCCCAGCTCGGGCGTCTGCACGAACGGAATGTCACCCCAATTGGGATTGTGGAACACGAGAACACACTTCACGCCCGGCTTCGCCCAGCTGCTCATTCCCCGCCCTCCGCCTCGGCCTGCACCTGCAGGCGCAGCGCTAGAAGTTTGACGATTGCTTCCTCGATTTCGGCCTCGATGCGCTGCCCATCCGCCGCGCAGAGCTTGCCGTCGCCCAGGCTCTCGCCAATGGCCACGAACACGTCCGAAGTTTCCTTGAGGGCCTTGGCCGTCACCACGCCCATCGCCGTGCCGGCGCGAACCACCTGCGGCTCGGGCACGAGGATATGACCGGCGAGCTTGGCCAGCGTGCGGGTCAGCACCGGCTGGCCACATTCGCTTTCGAGGTCGGCGATCACGTCAGCCGGCATGAACCGCTCGGCATCGTCGATCTGCACCGAGCCATAGCGGCCGATATTCTGATGCCCGCCGCGCGTCACGCCCGAGGCGGCAACAGAGCCACCGGCATGGGAAATCAGCTGGCGGGTCGCGGCCTTGATGGCCTGATAATCGTTTGCGGGCAGCTGCCGGAACTTCATGGCGCACCCCGCCCGGCGCCCGCGCCGTGACAAGCTGCGGCGCCAGCTGCAGATTTTGCCGCAGACCAAAGGAGGCCTGCATGAACAAGCGGTTCCCCACCTATCGACCGAGCACCGCCCTGGTCGACGCCATTGCTGCTTTGAAAAGCGCGCAGGAAAAGCGCCGGGCGGCCGCCGCGGGGGGCACGGCAGACCAACCCGGCCAGTTTCCAGACATGGGAGGAACTCCCCCGTGTGCCGCTGCGGCGGGAGGAGACAGCCGCAGCGACACGCCGGGGCGAGAGGACACCGATATCGAGGAAGCGGCCGAGGCAAACCGCGTCCTTCCTGAGAGCGACTTGTGCGTCGATATCGGTGCCCTCACGTCCGGGCGCGAAAGTGATGAATGACGTCATGATTGCCGCCCCGAGACGGGTTTGGAACGATCGAGCGCGTCATAAACGATGCCGATTTTCACATTGGCGGCGCGAGCCAGGTCTACCGGCCTTGCTCCGGCGCTCCGCATGGCCCGCATCGCATCGACCATGGCGCGGCGCTTCTCTGGCGAGTTGGGGCGGCTCATTGGGTGACCTCTTCGGTCTCGAAAAACACCCGGTCGCTCCACGGCAGACCACGCTCTGAGGCAGCCTTGCGGATGGCCGCCATGTCCTCATTCGTGAATGGGCCGCCGCCCTCCCAGCGCGAAACACTGGCCTGGGTACGGCCGATGAGCGACGCGAACTCGCTCTGCGAGAGGCCGAACATCTTGGTGCGTATGTAGCGAATTGAGTTCATGCGCCGCATACTATGCGCAAACGGATAATGGTCAAGCGGAAAATATCCGCCAACGGATTTTTGTTATGCGCAGACGCTAGCTAGGACTGTGGGCATGAAACCGTCAGACATGATCAGAGCCGTTCTCAGAGAAGCCAACTGGACCCAGCAGCGCGTCGCCGAACATCTCGGCGTGAGCCAGTCGACCGTTAATCGCTGGCTGCGAGGGTCAGAGCCGGAGGGTGGTAACAGAGACGCAATAAGCCAGCTCTATCTTGAGGTGTTTCAAGATGAGGCAACGCCGAAAGTGTCACTCAAGGGAAAGGTCGGCGCGGGGCAAGCCATTTACCCACTCGAAGCAGACGACGAAGCGCTGGTGGATGCGCCACCGAACGCAACGGCATCAACCGTCGCTGTCGAGGTAAGCGGCGCCAGCATGCTGCCCGTATTCTTTGACGGTTGGCTTCTCTACTATTCCCGACACTTATCACCTACCGAGATGGTCAACAAAATCGGCGTCGCCCAACTCTCTGACGGGCGCCTTCTCGTCAAGACGATACGCCCAGGCCTATCTCCCGGGCTATGGACCTTGCTCAGCGCGAATGCCGATCCCATCGAGGACGTGGCCATAGAATGGGTCGCCCCTATTGACTGGATCAAACCGCGGTGACCGCCAAAGTCTGGCGCATACTAATGGCATTGCCAGTCCTTGTTGGATGCACTGCCTCTGATGGCCCGCTGCTGAGAGCATGCCAGGAGGCGATTAAATCTCGGCTGATCGCCCCATCTTCATACCAGCGGCTCGCCGTCGCTCCCCACGTCAAAACAGACCTAACGGTAGAGCAGTGGCTCAGCGAGTTAGAACCCGCCCTATCCGTCTCCATGCGCGCTGAGGACTTCAGTCGCGCCAAGGCGGCCGTGGCAAATGGCGAGACGCTAGACGTCCTCGGGTATCGGGTAGACTACGATTTCCTGAACGCCTCGGGAGTGCGGATCCAGCAGGTGGCACACTGCACCTATCCGACCATAGGCCAGTCGGAAGACCTGGCTCGCGCCGACGAAGTCTTAGTGAATGGCGCCAGCCATGTCCGATGGATGCTGCTGCGCGCCAAAGGGCAGTAATCCGTTTGCGCATATTCCATCTTGCGTCGTTATCCGTTTGCGCATAATCATGACCTCCAGTTTCACCACTGGAGGACGCAATGCCTGTTTCTGCACTTTCCCGCCAAGCGGCGGTTTCTCACCTCACCCTTCTTGTCGCCACGCCCGAGCGCTCCCCTGCCGAGCGCATGGCCGATGTCTTTGTCGGCAATGACGAAGAGGGCCGCACCACGCTGCGCCCAGATCTGCACCGTGAAGGTTTTGCCGATGCCGAGATCGACGCCCACCAGGCCGAGGCCGTGCAGATCGCCGGCCGTCGTCGCAACCAGTCCAAGACGCGCGACGTAAACGCCGCCCGCACCAAGTCGCTCGATGAAGTCGCAGCCGACATGGCCGATGCCATCGGCTCCATCCTGCCCCCAACCCAGCTCGTCATCGCCGAGCTGCAGGCCCGCGGCTTCCCCCTGCGCCATATCGAACTGCTCATGGGCAAGGCCCGCGCC